CCATACTTTCCTCGGAGGTAAAGGATGTACTAAGTACGCCATTTTAATTTAGTTTTCAATACTTGTAATCGTCTTTTTGCACGACGGAGTGCTTGAGGTTTTAGTTTCCTCTTGAGTTCTTTTTTACTGTGATGTTGCCAATTAGGGATTTTCATCAGTTTATGGTGTTTGTCCTATACCTTGATTACTTATAAACTGTTTACGAAACTCTTCTACTTGTTCTTGTACTTCTGGTTCAATAGGAGAAACTTCAGCAACAGGAGTTACCATCACTGATGATCCAGTTTCAAGTTTTACTTTCCAACAAACTCTGCTAGTTTCGGTCAAACTAGTGATAAATGCGAGGTTATCCTCGTATTGTCTCATTGTAATGTCGATAGGTCCTATCATTGTTCAGCAAATGTGTAAGTAATCATTTCAGAATCTAAAACTTCGACAATTTCACTTACTGCAGCAGTAAATTCTTGTCCTCCTTCTAGATTATGGGGAAACTCCATGAGTCTATCATTACCATCAGTATCTAATACCGTAATAGTACGTTTTGATAGGTTGATAAAAACATGGATGATAAAGGTGTCGTTCATGATTCTATTATATGATAGAAGAATAAACCTGTCAAGTTAATTTAGGAAAATTGTTTTGGCAGTTACCCTATATGTTTGTGTAACATCAGTGGTCATATTTCTCTTAGCAGAAATATTAATATCACCACCCGCACCATTTGAATCTTTATTGACTGTATGCTTACTAACACCTGCTACAGTAACATAGTGACCACCACTCAATACTTCTGTATCCATACCAGTTGAACCGACTGTAGTGGACATCGGACCTTCTTTATTTGTTGTGATGATAGGAGGCACAGGAGTATTCTGACAAGGAATGATATCAGTTTTGATTGAACCTGCACAAATAGTAGTGATACCAGGTTCTTTTGCCTTATCATCAACTGGTTGATTTATATAATTGAATAGATTAGGTGTAGTTATTGCCATATTAACACCTGCTGCAAAGTCTATTTCTTTTGTCATGGCAACGTTCAATAAGTCACCCTCATACTCACAGTGATCTACTGTTTGGAACAACTTTTTAGCACCAAAAACAATCTTAGATGTTTGCATTTCAAACTTTGAACCTTTTACGTTCATATCTAAGTCTGAGTTAAAGGTGATAGTGTGTTTTTGTACCTTTGCTTTATCTGCAGCGTCTTTTCCATTCTTATCAACCTGTTTTGCTGCACCAACAGCGTCCATAAAGAATCCACCACCAACTTCAAGGTGCATATCACCAGTAATTTTTAATCTATAGTCACCTTCAACGTTAATAACCTTATCACCATCAATATTTGAGCATTCATCACCTATGACATCTACAGTGTGATTACCTGCATATGTTGAGTGATCTGCAACTAAGTTACCTGTATCATCTTTTGTATTTCCTCTATTGCTTTTCTTATATGCTTCTAATCTTGTTGCTCTCTCCTCATCAGTTAAATCTGGATTACTTTTCTTCAACTCTTTCATATAAACATATTCAGCATATGTGTTATTGTTGATATTGACAGATGAATGAGTTGTACCACTAGGTTCTTTAACAACGTGTGCCTGACGACCTGGAGTTCCAATATGATGATCATATCCACCATTAACAAATGTCCTTGCTACTTGTAAATATGGATCTGCCTTAGTAAATATCTGATCCAAAACTCCTGTACCTGCACTTTCTCCCGCACAACTACCTCTTGACCCTCTAATTTTATTGATATTTGCTAGTTCTTCGGGAGTACAACTTGTAACACCAAATAAAGGATAGAAACCATTGTCTGCCTTACCACCATTAGGACTTCTATCACAATCATCACCAGTATTAAAATTAATGAATAATGCAACGAGTCCTGTTAACCCTGCAATACCATTTTTCATTAAGTCTGCACCTGGTTCAAATATTGTGTTACCTGATTCCCAAGATTTGATTATATCCTGTACACCATCTATTGCTGCAGTTGTTGTTTTTATACCACTAATAACTTTTTTGAGATCAGCAATAACATTTTCCACATTACATACAATACTATCAATCACTGCTTGAACACCCTGTAGTGCCATTTCTGCTTTACTAATAGCACCATCTAACAAACTTTGAAGTAAGTTATTGATAGTATTGATAGGATCATTAATAAAATCTGCTATTTGACTGTCTATAGCACACAATGAAGAGAGTAATGATGTAATCGCTTTTTGTACTTCTGCTTTTGCTTGGAAAGGAACAGAACCAAAAATTGCTCCTAAAAGTTGTTGTAAGAAACCACCTAGTTGATTAGAAAGTTGTGAGGTAGACTCCCTAATACCAGATACGATTTGTGTAAAGATAGCACCTATAAAGTTTTTCAACTTTCTAGTCAACTTTTCTAGTGTGGTCACTTTACCACTGACAATATCAATAAAATTACCAGAATCATCAGTAGCAACTAATGTAGAAGAAGTGTCTGCAAGGTCTTCCATGAGATAACCTAGTTTTGCTTCTACGGATTTCCAAGGTCCTCCTACACCATTTGCAGTAGGGATAGGATTTTCTGGATTTCTACCTTTTAATGGATTACCAGAACTACCCGATATATGAACACCTATGTTATTTGGTGATCCTGGTCCTGCAGGTTCTGGTTGTGTCTTACTTCCTGTAATTTTAACTTGGTTACCACCAGATGCATTCTCCTTATTGTTAAATGTATTACTATTGGCACCTGCAGGTGGTCTTAATGCAGGATTTATGACGGGTTCATCTATTCGTTCACCCGTAAAAGCAAATATATGCTCTTTACCACTTTCTAATGATTTTTGTACACGCAAAACACCGATAACTATTGGCATTTGAGCATCTTCACCATCCATGAAGAAACCCATAACAATAGCACCTGGTTGTAGTTGTCCTGATGATTCACCTTGTGCATCATTACCTGCTTGACAAGTATGTTGTAATACTGTTGCCCATGGCAACTCCTCAGTGGGAAGATCAGCAGTCGTTCCACCTCTATGATTTGTATAATATCCAAGCACACGAACTTTACACCGACCTAGTTCCATAGGATCTTCGGTGTCTTCTACTTCACCAACCCACCAGTAAAATCCGTCTTTTCCGACGAAATTGGTTTTGGGTTCATTTAGGATGCCTTCAACTGTTTGCATTTATCTGCATACTTTTGATTATTTAGTAAAAAACCTTAAGGGTCAAATTTTTGGCGGGATTTTTTTTGCCCTATTTTTGAAACTAAAAGTCGTTTTCGACACGCACATATTTGTAAATGTTATCGCTACCCCAAACCATCTTACCATCTTTGTATGCTTGGTCAAAACTATGCAGTTTATCTCCATACAAATGCATCTGTGATCTGATTATGACTCCGTTATGCACACACTTTCCTACAATATTGCCATGCCATGCAAGGTCAACGTATTTAAAGAGCATACCACACTCTGCAGATTTATTCCACTGTAAGTCGTAGTTCTCTATTAATACTTCTGTCTTAGATATTTCAACCTTCTTATGATATCTTTTCCGATAAGGTCTTTCGGGACCATCAGTCCTGTAGTAATTTTTAGACTGAAAACCCCCTTCTATCTTCTCCCAATGCAAATATATCGTAGCATATGTTGTCGGAGATGATTGTGCTTGATTTTTGTTGCTCCAGAGTCCTAGTAAATAGTCCTCAATCGTCATACACTAAACATTCTGGTTCGTCTGGATGCATCTCACAGAATAGTTCAAGTGCGTTTGGATCGTGATGATCTCCTGCTACTATCTCATCGTGATGATGCTCTGCATATACTTCAAGTTCATGTAATTCGACTTTAGCATGTCTGCGTGCTGCAGGTGATGCAAGTGGATTGTCTAGGATTGCTTGGTCTGCTTGGATGTGTTCTTCTATTGTTTTCATTGTTGTACCTCGTTGATACAAAACTATTTATCAAAGTACAGCGTCTTTCATAAGGAGCATTTCCGAAGACATGGTATCTGGAGTGCCTTTATGTGCTATTGTTACAATCATGTAACGTCCACTAAACTTTTTATCAGGTTTGATTTTATCACCAGACTTTTGTGTTGTGGGCATAGTAACACTGACGCCAGAACCTGCATAAAGATCTAAATTACCTGGAACTACTATTTGAAGTTTAGTATTCTTCAGTGATTCCATCCTTAGAAACTGATACGCTTGTAAGTATACAAGAGACTCATAGTTCTTTTGAGGTTCCTGTTTGTCCTTTGGATCAAAGTTTTGGTATGGAAGTATAGTATAGCGTGTCCTTTTTGGACTGTCAATCAAACTTTTATAATCGTCAGAGACCCGTGACACGGGATTA